TCTTTGTATAAGTAGTAAAATACGATGGGGAATAACTTCAAAGTCACTTACAAAATATACTTTTGTACCTAGAAATAAGGGGTATCCAAAATATATAGTTGCTTCAAAATTAAAACCTTCTTCCGTTGATGTTTATGCAAGAGTAGAGATTAATAAATTTGAAACGAACGAGACTCATCCAAAAGGAATACTTGTTGAGGTGTTAGGAAATATTAATGATGAATCAATATTTGAAAAAGTAATACTTGCATCTTATCCAATCTTTCCAAGAAATAGAAATTTAGTAATTCGAAATGAAAATAAAAAGATTTCCACCGATTCTAATTATGATTTAGAATTTATTAATAATTATAAAAATATAATAGATGAAGATTGGTCTAATGAAAGTACTATATCAATAGATCCAGTTAATTGTGTAGATATAGATGATGCTATTAGTATTCGAAGAAATGAAAAGTCAATTGAATATGCGATTCATATTGCTACGCCAACATTACATTATAATCTTGGTAGTGATATTGATAAATTAGCGAATTCTCAAATGAATTCTATTTATATGCCTAATAAAGTACATCATTTAATACCGTCTAAATTATCAGAATCTAAAGCATCACTTCGTCAAAATTGTAAAAGAATATGTTTGTCTGTTATTTGGACAAATAATCAAAATAATGTACGTTTAGTCAGATCTATAATAGAAAATAAATATGAATTTTCATATACTGAAGTTGAAAAAAACAGTATATATTCTAAATTTGTTGATATATATCAATTAATTTTTAATGACAAAATAATTAATTCTCATGAATTAATTGAAAAAAGTATGATTAAAGCAAATGCATATGTTGCTGAATTTTTGTTAAAAAAATCATCACAAACAGCTTTACTTAGAAAATCATTAAATAATAGTGTATATTATTTACCTAGTAGTAAATCGAATAATCATGATCCATTAGGGTTAGAATGTTATACACATTTTACAAGTCCGATTCGCAGATATGCAGATCAAATAGTTCATCGGCAAATATTTGATATATTGTCAAATAAAAAGCCAAGAACTGTTGAATATGAAAATATTATAAATTAAATTTATTGAAATTTTATAGTCAAATGATTGAATCTGATATAAATTGGATCTCTATTTTAAATAAAAATTCAAAAGTAACATTAGAAGGTAAGTTATTATATGTACAAGATTACAAAGCTAGAATTGAAATTTTATTAAATCAAAAAAATATTAGAATATTTATTCCATTACTTTCTCAAAAAACAGAAGAATTATTTCAACTAGATAAAATAAATGAAGAATATTTATTTAAATATGTACATTCTAACGAGATTTTAAAATTTGAAATTGAATCAAATATAACTGTTGAATTATATTTTTCAGAAAACCAAGGATTAGATGGTTATAAATTTAAATGGATTAAACCAAATATTGAAGAATTTATAAATCAATTCTGTGTTTAAAAAATATAAAAAACATAATAAAAAATTAAAAAACATAATAAAAACTAAAAAAAAACTAATAAAAAATTATAAAAAATACAAAAACATAAAAATATATAAAAAAAGTAATGCCACCATTGTTTATATAATGTCGGGTCTCAAGTCCGAAATAATAAAGCTGCAGAGAGATTTTTTTATTAATGATTTATAAATCAATTCTGTATTTAAAAAATATATTTTAACAATATAATGGGAGAATTAAAAACATTTATTATAGTTTTAGGTATATTACTTGTAGTTATGGCTTTGTCAATATCATACCAAACTAGAATAGAAAATGCGAAAACAAAAGTATGGCCTCCTCATATTAGTAGATGTCCAGAATATTGGAATATTAGTAGTGATCCAAAATATTGTGAAAATACTTCAGTATCTTCTAAAAATAGAGTTAGTACTGGTAATAATACAACATTAGCATTTGATGGAACTAACCTAGAAGAAGTAAAAACAGATCAAGGATTAAAATATTATCATTGGGATGGAATTACAAATAATTAAGTATATATGCTTTTAATAAAATTTTAAATAAAATTATTTAAAATTATATTGCAAAATATGAGGATGAAAAATGATTTAGTTTTAAAAAAGAATTGTGAATGGAAATATACAATTTATTTATTAACTAAAGTAAAATGTCTTATGAAACCAATCGAAACAATGAAAAAAATGATAAAAGATGTTTTATTTTTGAAAGAATTATTCAATTTTGAGAATACATATTGTAATGATAATCTGGAAATATATTTAAAAATTTGTAACTTATATAATAAATATATTCAGAATATAGATATACAAGATAGCAAATATTTATTTATTAAATTATTAAAACTAAATAATAGTATTATTGTAAATAATGATGAAAAATGGAATTATTTTAATATATATAACAATACACTTCTAGAACAGAATTTGCAAATTGTAAAAGTAAAATTAGAATTTAATATTAATATTAGTTATAAAATTTTATGTGATAAATTATTACCATTATTTTTAGAATCTAATATTTTTAAAAATATAATATTTAATTTATATTATTATGAATTAAATAATCCAAATTATGATTCAAACTTACAATTTAAGACTTGTGGTTATAATATTAAATATAATAATAATAAAACATATTGGTTAGAATTATTTAAAAATGTTGCAGAATCTATTAGTGATATTAGTTTACTTGTATGCGATATGCAACAAAAACATCAACCAATAATTTTTATGAATGAAAAAGAATTTAATATAATGACAGGATATAGTAATAAAGACTTAGGTAAAAAACCTAGTTTTTTACAATGTTCTCAAACCAATATTCAAGATATTCAAAATATAAAAGAAGCTATAAAAAACAAATCTAAATTAAATATTAACATATTAAATCAAAAGATGAATGGTGATTTGTTTTGGATGCATTTATCTTTAATTCCAATATTAGATGAAAATAAAAATATGATTTATTCAATTGGAATCCAATTAGATTTAAATCGAGATTTAAATTATATTAATGATAGAGTATATAAACTAAATATATTTTTAAAAAATTTACCATCATCCATATTATCAAATAAACTAGAAGACTATAATTTATTCTATTATAGTTTGAAAGATAAAGTAAAATCACATTTATTCTCTGACAGTAGTAATATAGTTCTTATAAATTATATTAAATTATGGTGCAATAAATTAAATAATTCCGTTTTAAAAGAATTTTTTAAATATGCTTCAGATTTATATATTAATTATAAAAATTATAAATTTACATCAAATATTATATTAAATAATAACACAGATAACACAGATAATATAAACAAAATTCATGCTTATTATATTGCATTAAATATAACAAATACTAATATTTATAATTTCAAAATATCTTTGAACAAAACAAAAAAAAATTTATTTAAATTATATTGTTACAATAATGATATTGAATTTTTGAAATTTCTTTTTTATTTATTTCGTAAATTAGAAAACATATCAATAAAGAAGATCAATTTTAGTATTATAAAAGAATTTTTAAATAAACAAATTAATTATGATATAAAAAAACATAAGTCTGAATCAGAAGTAACATTTAAAATACAAACAGAATCTGAATCAGAAGTTGAACCAGAACCCGAACCGGAACCGGAACCAGAACATGAATTGGAAGCACAATTAGAGTTACAATTTCGAAATCAACAAAAACAAACAAAAGTTATAAAAGATAATGTATTTCAAAATAAATATGATATTTTAAATCATATTAAATCGGATGAACTTTTTAAGAATCACCATTTAACACAGAATAATTATAAATCTATTATTAGTTATTATAAAATTTCTAAAACACAAAAAAAAAATATAGAAAATATTTTAGATTACAATATTAATAGTAATACTATTGTTAAGAAAGAATACTCGAAAGATATTAATACAACAATTGTTAAAGGTATTCAATATAGAGAATATGATGCATTAAAAAAGTTATATAAAAAAAAACATTTTCCGATTATATTATCTAAATTAAACAATTCAGATAGTATTTTAATGTCTTATTGTGGAGTAAATATTAATAATAATAATATTCCAAAAAATTGGAAAATACAAATCAACGAAATTGTTAATATATTAGATAATCTCAAAATTTATCATAATAATATTTGGAAAAATAATTTTTTAATTCACAAAAATGTAATTAATTTAATTGATTTTGGATGGAGTTCTAAAAAAAAAGAATATCCATACCAAAATATCAAAAATACATATATTAATAATAATACTGATTTTATCACTTTATTAGGAGAAGTATATATTCAATCGTTTAATAATAATAAATAAATAAAGATGATATATTATTTTATAAATTAGTAATCATATTCAAATACCATTTCCCATTATCAATATTCTTTAATTCACTAAAATCTAAATAAATTCCAATGTTATTAACAAAATCTAATAATTCTTTTTTGAATATTTTGACAGAATAATCCTCAGAATTTAAATGAGGATTTGATATTATATTTACTAAACGTATAATATTCATTGATTCAATATCTAAAAATATATAAAATGGTATTATTTTAATATAATTATCTTCATTATTAATTTCTTCATTATAATTCCAACCTAAATAAATACATTTATTTTCTTTTAATTTAGCATGTCTAATTCCAATATGACAATTTCTATTTGATGAATGCCAATAATTTCTTTCTTCAGATCCATATTTAGAATTTAATAATTTATTATTAGTATATTGTACATAATTTTCAAATATATTAATGATTTCTATATGATTGTATTTTACAAAATGACTCAACCCATTTGCACAACAACCAAAACACCATAATAAATAATATTTTATTTGCATATTTAATAAATTATATTATTATAATAATATACCTATTATACCTATTATACCTATTATACTATTATACTATTATACTATTATACTATTATACTATTATACTATTATACTAATATACTATTATACTAATATACTATTATTAAAAAATATGTAAATATTAAAAGATTTATACTAATTAATAAGATAATATTATTATTATTATAATTTTAATCATTTTTATTTATTTTTGTTTACAATTTCATTGTATTTTAAGTTTATTCATATAAATTAATTTATTATTATTTTTATTATATATTGGCATATATATGTTACTCAAATAAGTTATTATACTAATTGAAATAATAGCTATATTAAAAATAATAGCAATTGTAATACTTATTAAAATACTAATACGGATAATTATATAACCAATTCCAATAATAATCGCACAACTCGAAATATTAGATAATATTTTGTTTTCTTTATCTTTATTATATAATTTCATAGTTTTTGTATTTTCTTTTGTACTTGTATTTCTTTTATACTTGTATTTTTCTATATATTTATATATATATATTTCTATTTATATTTCTTGTATTTATATCTTCCTTATATTTATTAATTAATATAATCATATAAATACAAAATGAAATATAAATAGAAAAAAATAAAAATAATATTAATAATAATGGAATACATATTATTTCCAAATATGTTAGATTCCACTATTATAAATTATATCAAAAGTTCAGCAGAACAATTAACATTTTCAGACGGTAGAGTTGGTAGTAGAGTTAATCTCAAACAAAAAATAAGAAAAGATCTGTGGTTAACAAAAAAAGATACATTAAAAATTTTAGATAATTATATTTATGAAAAAACATATGATACTGTAAAAGAATTATTTAATATTAATATTGATTATCGTGAACATTGGAAAATAGGATGGTATAATTCAAAAGAAAAAGGATTCTATAATTTACATACTGATGATGCAAGAGAAACATGTTATAGAAAAATTTCTATGATATTTTGTTTATCTGATTCAAATGATTATACTGGTGGAGAATTACATTTTCCAAAATTAAATAAAGAATTCAAATTAACAAAAGGTGATGTTATAATGTTTAGATCAAGTTTACTTCATGGTGTCAAACCTGTTCTTTCTGGAGAAAGATATGTTATGATTGGATTTTTTTTTGACAATGAAGGAATGAAGCAAAAAAAACAAATCCAAAGTAATCAAAAATTTACCTGGTTTAATAGATATAAACCATTATTAACTAATAGAAAAATAAATTATTCTTTTGAAAGATATCATCTAAATATATCAAAAAATATAACTAATAAAATATCAAGTCATGATAGAGATTATTCCGATTCTTATAATAATCCATGGAGTAATTCTGATGATTTTTATTTTCAAAAAAATAATTCAAAAACTTTATTTGTAAGTTTTGCTGGAATGGGACAAAATAATTCGATACCAACATTCAATTTTTTTAATTTTATGAAACAATACAACGATATTGACAAATTATTTTTACGTTGTACAGGTCCTTATAATGGTAAAGTTTTGTGTTGTAGATATTATTTATTAGGATTCAGACATAACACTAAATCGTTAGAAGAAAGTATACAATTTCTAAAAAAATTGATAACTCATAAAAAATATAATAAAATTATATTTACAGGTTGTTCGGCTGGGGGTTTTGCTGCTATTTTATTTTCAGAATTATTAAATATTGAAATTAATAAAATAATAGTATTTAATCCTCAAACTGTTATTGATTATAGTAAAAGATTATTATTAGGTGATAAATACAATTGTCCTGAGAATGCAGCATATTTAACAAATAAACGAATCAAAACAGATTTGTATAAAAAATCATTAGATTTACTAAATTTTTATCCTTTCAAAAATAATATAGAAATACATTACAATTTATCAAATGATTCAATTGATAAAAATCATGCTACACGACTTGTATCAAAAAATTGTAATTTAAAAGAATATCATTCAAAAACACATTTCTTAGCATTAGAATTAAGAAATTCCGGAATTTTGAAAAACATTTTAGATACAGAATTTTATAATTAACGTTAACCAAAGTGTGTACTAAAAAAAATAATCCCTCTGCAGCTTTTATTATTTCGGACTTGGGACCCGACAAAGTATATTATTTAATATACTATGGTGGCATTACTTTTTAGTTGTTTTATTTTTTTTATTTTATTTATTTTTTAATTTATTTTTTTATTTGTTTTTTGTTATTTATATTTGAATCACTTTTTGTAGATAACAAACTTAAACTATATTGAAAACTAGTTATATATTGTAAGCTATTTATTAGTTTTGTGCATATAGATGTATGAATTGTATGAATATAGCTATTTTCTACATTTTCTACAGCTAACCAAGGACAACAATCAGAACAATATGTTTTGTCTGATTGAAAATATACTATGTCTTCAATTAGACATTTTTTACATCTATAACAATAGTGCATTATAACTTAGTAACTTAGTATATATTATGATTTTTAAATTTTATAAATTTAAATATATTTTTATATCATTTTTATTAAATTATTAAGTTATTTTTAATAATATTCGAAGTTTTAGATATTATTAGTTCTGTTTTTAATAGATTTACTATATCTATATAATTATTAATGCGCGATATAATCAGAGGCGTCCGACCGTCATTATTTGCTTTATTCATATCCGCGCCATTATTTAGTAACAACTTCACCACGTTATAGTGACCGTTCTGACAGGCAATATACAACGGTGTCGTACCATTTTTATAATAAATCTTCAGATACTTTACATTTATTTATTAATACATTTTTTTGTATTTTTTCTTTTGATTCTTTATTATATTGTTTTTGTATTTCTTTAATACATTTTGTTTTATTTCTTTCAATTCCTAAATATATTTTATTCCATTCTTTTCTAAGTTTTCTAAAAGTTTTTTTATGTCCATTCATATTATTTCGAATTTGTTTTTTTCTTTGTGTATATTTTTTTCTAATTTGTTTTTTTGTACCATATATAGCATCTTCTAATTTGTTTTTCATTTCTGTATCAACAATATCTAAATTATTTTGTAAATTAGATATTTGATTTGCTTTTTTCTCAATTCTTTCTGTATAATTATGTTTTAATAATTCTTTTTGGTATTTTTCTGTACATTTTTCTTTTAAATTGTTATATTCTTCTATTACTGGTTTTGGTAGAGTAGTAGAAATATTTGATGTAATTATTTTAAAATTTGGAGTTGCAAAATAACGATTGTCTTGTGTTCTATTTAAATATGATATTTTCCCTTTAATTAATTCTTTAAAATATTTTTTACTTTTTTTTGTAAATTTAAAACCACTATTTATAGGAAATTGTTTAAGAAAATCAAATGAAGTCTCTGGCATTTGATTTTCATCAAGTAAATTTAATAATTTAATTGTATTCATCGGTTGTTCTGTAACAGGAGTTGCAGTTAATAATAATAATCTACAAGAATTTTTTCCAGATTTTTTATAAGATTCTAATATACCTTTTTTAATTACTGAAAAATCAGGCTTTTCAAAACCTATTAAATCACTTGATAATAATTTGTGAGCTTCATCAATAATAATTAATGTTTTATTTAATATATCAAATTTACCATTTTTTTTTATTAATTTACTATACAATGAATTTGGAGATCTACCTTTCGAAGATCCAAAATTAGTTTTTAAAGCATTACTAAATTGAGCAAAAGAAACTGGTTTTAAAAAATTTTTAGATATATATTTTTTATCTATTTTTTCTGAAATGTTTAAACCAGAATCAATTTTCTCTTTAATCATATAATCACATACCTTCTCAAACATATTTTTCCAAATATCATCTTTTAATGACGAACGAGTAACCCATAATATTGTATAATTTTCTTGTTCCCAAGTTTTAGATTTTGTAGCAATCGCTGTACAAGTTTTCCCAGATCCTACTGAATGATAAATCAACATACCTTTTAAATTATTCTCTGGAACAAAATAATTAGAAATAAAATTTTGTGAAGGTGTAAAATCAACAATTCGAGAACTTGATTGAGGAATATTACATAAATTTTTTATTTGAATTTTGTCATATTTGTATTTCTTGAATTCTTTATTAATTCTATTTTGTAACGATTTATAATTTTCTCTATTTTTTTTTTCATTTAAATATTTTTCTAAATCTGATTTGGTTTTACTTTTATTATTAGTTAATTGTTTTAATATAGTTAATTCTTTTATTTCATTCTTTAATAATTTATTTTTTTGTGTAAATAACAAATTAAAAGGATTATTTGTATGAATATTTTTGTTTAAATCTTTATCAATTGCAGAATTTATTAATAATTTATCTAATTCATCTGATAATATTGTATCGACTATATTCAATCCAGAATACATCGTATATATAGTTTCAATTGGATATTTTTGAGTTTCTGATCTATATAAAAATACATTTATTTTCCATCCTTTTTTTTTTCTAAATTTTAAACCACTACTACCACAGTAACGATTTGCTCTTCCGACAATTTGAGTTATGTCTGAATTATGTAATTGTGGCTCAAATATATGGATATATTTTACATCAAATAAATCAATTCCTTCTTTAAAAGAATTATCTAAAATTATAAATCTTATATTTTTACCATAAATATTATCTGGTCTATTATTAAAAATTGACAATAACTCTTTTTTTTGGGAAACGGTTATCTTATTTCCATAAATATTAGAAGCACATAATATACCATAAGTATCACTTTTTTGATTTTGTGGTATTTTTAATTGTGTTTTATTATTTTCTAAATACCAACAACTATATTTATTAATTGATGATAGACCAGCTGCAATTATTTTAGAACCATAATTTGAAAATCGAACATCTGTGTATATCAAATGTTTATAAGTTTTATTACTTATTTTTTTATCTATTGCATCTAATTCCTCAATATTTTTTAATAATTTATTTAATTTTGGAGAACATGTTTCTATATCTAATTGGGTTTTATTTAAATCAAACTTTTTATTATCAAATTTATTATAATCTTTAGAAATTGACCAATTTTCTATTTTACGAATACATTCTAATTGATTTTTTCTATCTTTTAAATTTACATTAATATTCACATTTTTTGTAGACATATTACATTTATAAAATATATTTTATTATTAATTTTATCTTAAAAAAAATTATATAATAATCAATTAATATTCATAAATAATGAAATGGAATAATAGTAATTATTTTATGTATAATACAATTGAGAAAATTTGTATAAAACATAATATAAATACAGATATTCAAAATATTATTTTCAGTTATTCTATAAATTTTTTAAATAATAAACAACAAAATGATATTACTCGATTATATCCATTATTAAAAAATATACAAATTAAAGAAGATTATGATCCATATCTAAAATTTTTAACCTCAAGATTATTTTTTAAATTACCACATAAATATAAAAAAGGATTTCTTTTATATTTGAAATATGATATATATTTACATACTATACAACATACTTATGCAATTCAATTTGCATTACAACATTTCAAAGATATTATAAGTTATATTGGTAATAGAAATGAATACATTCATACAGATGTTTTTGAATTCATCTGTTTTTATTATGGTGAATTTGGAATTAAATTACCTACACAAGTCAAATTTAGAAATATAATGAGAGTACTAGAAGAATATTTTTTTATTAATAATATTCATTAATTTCATTAAAAAATTTCATTAAAAAATTCTAAATATAAATGTCAGATAAATAAATCCAGAATCAGATAAATACTTTGAAAATATTTGTTTAATTGTTATACTATAATACAAATTTTTATATTTATATAAATAATGACAACAACTACTTCTGCAGCTTTTGTTTATGCAATATTAGGTGGAATATTATCTGTATTATTATACGTTTATTATCAAAAAAAAACAAATAAAAAATATGAAAAATCAAAATCAATATATAATATTGGAATATTTTGTTTAATTTCAAATATTATTTATTTTACAATTATAAATAACGAGAAATCATACTATAACGAGAATTCATACTTTGAATTTGGTCGTATGTTTAATAATCCTATTTGTGATATGAAAACCGGACAACCTAATTTTTAAAAATTAAATTAAAATAAATTTTTTGTAAGATTTTTTATAACATCTTCAATACCATGATCTTCAATAAAATTTTGAATTACTTTTATTTGATTAATATCAAAAGAATTTGGATTAAAGAATCTATAAATCTGTGTATGTAAAGGCATATTCCAATTAATAGGAGTCAAATTTGTATTATTATATTTTATATTTCTTAATCTGTTCGGTTTAAATATATAAATTTTATTATCTTTTATTCCTATTAAAATATCTAATAATTTATATCCACTTCCAGATTGCAATATATCAATTGAATCATTGTCAATTCTGATTACAGCATTTTCACCAGTTCCATTTAGAGAAATTATATTAAAAGTTATAATTTCTGAATTATCTAAACTATTCGGATACAACAATTCCAGTTCGTCTAACGAACCAGATTCATAAATTATTCGTCTCATATCACGATTTTCATCAGTAATATTAATTAAGTATTTTCTATCAGTAAAAAATTTAATAAGAATCTCTTCATAAAGATTAAAAAGATAATCAAAATCCGATTTTAACTTATTAAATTTATCTAAAGAAACATTATTATTATTATTATTATTATTATTAATTGTATACGGTCTTATTTGTATATTTGTTGCATCATTTACTGAATTATTATTTGATGACACATTATCATCGGATTCATTAGATGATTCACAATTCAAATCACTACTATTATTTGCTCTTTCTACATTGAATAATACTCTAAATATTTTATCCCACGCATCTGTAAGTTTTTCAATTGATGTCATGTTTTCTTTAATTGGATTTCCTATAACCAAAAAATAAAATAAGTCGATTAATTGATTCTCCATTATATTATATTATATTATCTTATTTTGTTTTTTTGAAATTATTTATTTTTTTTACAAATGTCACATTTTAAACATTTTTTGCAATTTTCATCTGGATTAAAATATTTACAAATCATTCTCATTCTACATATTGAATTATTATAAACATAATTATTCATTGCATAATTCTTTTTTTCTTGATATTTATATTCTTGGCTATCACTTAATTTTTTTATAAATAATTTATTTATAAATAAATCAGATTTACCCCAAAATAAATAACAAAAACCTTCAGTATTTGCGTTTCTAGCAACACGTCCTATTTCTTGCGTATAGGATTCTATATCCTTTGGTAATCCATAATGAATTATTGTATTTATATCAGATATATCAATTCCCATTCCAAAAGCAATTGTTGAAACGATTATTCTTGTTGACCCATTTTTAAAATTATCTTGTATACGTTTTCTTTCATCAAAATCTAAACCAGCATGATAAGCAGTAATTCCATCTACACAATATAATTTATTAGCAAGATTTTCTGTATCTTTTCTAGTTTTGCAATAAATTATTGTTTTATTTTTTGATAATTCAATTAATTTTTTTAAATCCTCTTTTAATTTTGTTTTTTTATAAACTGATATATTAATATTTTCTCGTTCTGCAGACATTCTTATAAATAAAGGATTTTTCAATTGGAAAAATTTCGTGATTTTATTAATTGATTTTGCAGTTGCAGTTGCAGTTAAACATAATATTGAAGGACGTTGTTTATTTTCAAACCAATCAATTATCATTGATAATTCTTCATAGCCTTTTCTAAAATTTTTCCATTCTGATATACAATGACATTCATCAACAGCTATTAATAACAAATCAATTGAAGTGATCCAATTTTTTCTTGATAATAAACTCTCTGGTGTCATTAAAATTAGAGAAGTTAATTCTTTATTTTTTATTTTCATTGATACATCAATTCCTATATTTCCATTATAACACATATTCCCACTATAAATAGAAAATGTATTACAAATTTCTTTATATTTTTGTTCTTGATCTCTAATTAAAGAAACTAACGGAGATATAACTAATACATTTCTTTTTAATAAAATATGAGGTAAGACGTAGGTTAAACTTTTTCCAAAACCGGTTGGTAAAACTGATACAGAATCACGATTATTTAAAACTGCATTTATTATTTCTTTTTGCTCTTTTTTTAATTTTGTTACTCCTAATTTCTTTAAATATTTAGTATATTTGATTTTTTCAGTAGTCATATTTTCAGTAGTCATATTTTTATTAATTTCTATAGTAGTATAATATTATACTATATTCATTTTATTATATTCATTTTTATCACAAAAAAATATAATTAAAAACTAAACTTTTCCCTCTGCAGCTTTATTATTTCGGACTTGGGACCCGGCACATTATTTATGAATGTGGTGGCATTACTTCTTTTTCTTTTTAGTTTTTTTAGTTTTTTTAGTTTTTTTAGTTTTTTTTTAGTTTTTTTAGTTTTTTTAGTTTTTTTAGTTTTTTTTAGTTTATTTTTTAATAATAATACTCTTCATATTCTTTAAGAAACATATCTGTTGTCAAAAGTTGGTTGTTTTTGATGTTTTGGAATACATTCCAATTGTTCAAAAGT